GTTGATACCAAGTATTTACTTTATCGTGTTGAAAGTCCCAAAGCCGGCACTGGAAATTGATTTCAGGAGCGCAGAGATTCAACAAGTGAATCTGCTGGAAACCCAAACATGTATCCTAGTAAGAAGATCTGACACCCTTGCGGGGTCCCTCTATGAAGAGGTGATGATCTTACACAGGTATACACCCTTATCATCCTCAACAGGCATGATCGCCAACTGCTTGCGCAGCTTGCAAAGGCAATGAATCATACCTGAAGTTTACAAATCCCAAGAAAAGACAGAATAAAATCGCTTAAGGAATTCCGAAAGCATTTTATCAGAGTTGCCCTAGGGCAAACTAAGGTCAAGATATCTTCATCAAAGACCTGAAACAAATGAATGTTTCAGGATGAAGATAACAACTTGGTTAATATGAAGTCCGTACAAAGTCGACTAGAGAACTCAGATGAGTTCTGTAGAGGTGCGTTCACAATTTTGTGACGATCTAGGGATTTAACTCAAGTTCCAGAAATGGACTTGGTTAATATAGTGAGAAGCTGTACAACAGCTACCACTAACCTTTCGAAACTTTGTGATGAGATTAGTCTCAACTGGACTAAATTAGGAATTGGAAGGAACGATCTTTTCTATCTAGATTTAATTCCTCGTTACTATTGAAGTAACAAAGCGGGCCCACTTGGACCAGCAATGGCCAGTATCGCACGTGAGGAAACTAGTTATACTAAGAGAAATTTGCAGAATATTAAGAACTTTACAAAGGTTCTTGGTTATCCACTTTATAATGAAGTGATAATCCATATCAATTCACTAATTTCTCGTTCCGAAATGGGTATAGTCCGTAGACTATCTGTACTCTCGGATTACGAAGGTAAATCGAGAGTGATCGCCATTGGAGATTACTTAAGTAATGTGGTATTAAAACCACTCCATAACGAGCTTATGACTTGTCTGTCAGGTTTGAAAGCTGACAAGACACATAAACAATGAACCCTTCAGACGCCTGATATACTAAATCAGGACGAATGACCAGTTTCTGTCGATTTAACGGCAGCAACTGACAGGTTACCCCTTCTGATCACAGAAAGAGTCCTCACAGAATACTTCAACGATACTAAGATCGGAGAAGCTTGAGGAAAACTTATGTGTGATTTCCAATTTGCATTTAAAACTAAAACGCTTAAAGGATCAGTTAAGTACGGCTGTGGTCAACCCATGGGTTTGTATAGTTCGTGGCCTGCAATGGCCTTAACGAATCATGTGCTAGTTAGACTAGCAGCTACAAACTTAGGTAAGGATAATTTTCAAAGGTACATGATCATAGGTGACGATGTAGTCATCTACGATAAATATGTAGCAATTGAATATATCCACATTTTGGATCAAATGGGAGTTGAATACTCCTTAGATGATACAATATGACCAAACGATATGAAACCATACGAATTCGCAAAGCGATTATTTCGCAACGGGTTAGAGGTTTCTCCGCTACCGTGGAACTTATACAAGACTAACAAAGCCTTGTTTTACTGAGTTCACTTGGAACGGTACTTGGCGTTATTCCAGAATCCTGATACCTGCCTAGCTTTAGGTGACAGGGATCTCGAGCAAGATTTTGCTCGATGGTCTACACCGGCACTACTAATGGATTACTATTTACACACTGATTTGTGAATAGCTGAACCAGAGGACTCGTCTGGCCCTGTTAGGGCCTTAATAGATGGAGTCTTACCGTACGCCGTTAGTCAGGGTGCACCAGATTGCTCCGAGAGGGGTCCTGATGTTGTTTCATCAGGACAAGTTAAGTCTCCGAATCTTATTTCAGATTCCATGACCTCATCCTCTACGGATAACATATCTTCGCACATCAATCACTGGAGGGACAATAGTCAACGACCAGAGGATCTGATCTTCTATTTGTATCTCAATGAGATGTGGTCACTAGACCATTCTTACAATAAAGAGTTGTCGAGTCTTGACGAATTATCAGAGTCAAGACTCCTCTCTAGAGTAAAAGCTAATAGATCAACTCAGCCGCTGGGTCGACTGGCCAAGGTGGATCCCGTACTCGAAAAGATAGAGCTATATAAAAAGATTCTTTGAAATCTTAGATTATATAAGCATGACCAAGTTATAGGAGACCCGCTTTCACGAGCCCGACCCTTTCCTTGGCTAACTTTTCACAAAGGTTACAAGACTCACTATAAAGAAATATTTAACAGAGTCGTTATTTCTCAAAAGGGAATGACAGGTAACCCCTGATTCCAAGACGAATGCGAGTGAGTATTGCGATGAGAGAATAATCTCTGTTCTCTCACCTCTACACAACGTGACGTCGTTCATCAATTTCTCCTAACCCATAGGATAAACAGAATGGACAAGCGTGAGGATGACACCATAATCGATTAGGGATGGGTACCTAATCGGGAAATGATCTACTTAG